TTGAGTGTTTAGTTACACCAAAAGGAGCGACTAAAGAGGAAGTAGACAGTGCTGAGGTTTTGACCTCAAGCTTTGGGCTATTTTTTGGAGGAACGAGAGCGTTGGTCCCGATGCATACAATGATTGCACTGGGCCCAGTAGGAGAAGAATACACAAGATGGATACGCTTAGTGCGCAATCAGAATTACACAGTTGATATCAAAGACTTAGAAATAGAAGAGATTAGAGGAGATGTGGCGGTGGTGGATTTTCCCGGATTGCAAATGAAACAGAATTTAATTCATCATTTTGCTCGGGACCCACCAACGCATGGAACGGTAGATCATATTAACCCATTTATTGACTACCCAACATTCAGCGTTACTAATACAGCGCAGTACTCGAATAAAATAACCACAGTAAAGATTACGGGTTATGAGTCGTTTGAGGCTGATATGGAGTTTGGACAAGTACCAAACTATAAAGGCATGTGTGGAACAGCTTACTGTAGTAACGTAACAGGACAAATATTCGCTATTCATATGGCGGGTAATAGGCATACTAGCACGTCACATGGAGTGACTATACTAAGATCAGATTTGGAGAAGTATGCCCCTGATTATGAGACCATAGTAGACCCGATAACAGCAGAGATGACTACGGGAACTATGAAGCCAGGACTACAAGTTCTAGGAGTTACAGAGCCAAAGCATGGAACGTACATAATAGGAGATACTAATCTCCGTCAATCAGATTTCGACATGACTGGTTTCCCTTTTCCGGCAACGGATAGTGAACCAGCAATGTTGAGGCCTGTAGATGGAGTTAGTCCAGCAACTAATGCTTTTGAGAAGATAGGACAGCAATACTACCTTGGAAAGCCAAAATTGATTGATACTGACTTACTAGAATTTGCGCCACAAACGTATAATAGACATAATGTAAGACAGTTGACACCTTTTGAGGCGATTCATGGAGTTCCCGGACTGATACCATCACTTGATAAAAGAACCGGAGTAGGTTACTTTTATAAGAAGATGGGATTCACAAGGAAGACGTTATTCTACGATAAAGAAGGAAAACCATTTGTACACCCTCTCTTGTACTGTTCAGTCATGAACAAATTACAATCGATAAGAGAGAAGAAGCTAATAGTTCCAGTTTTCGAAGACACGTTGAAAGACGAGTTAAGAGACGGGGAGCGAGTTAGGCTTGGAAAAACCAGGTTGTTCACTGCAGGAGATTTAGATTTCCTAGTGATACAACGCATGGTCCTGGGCACCCTAATAGTTGAGCTAGAAGGAGACCCAGTAGGAGGACCGTGCGCTTTAGGTCTCAACCCACATTCAGTGGATTGGGGACAGCTATTCGCACGACTCGGAGGAAAAGCAGAAATACTCAATAAAATTCTCGCAGGAGATTTTAATGGGTACGACATTTCAGTCAAAAACGAAGCACTAGACGCATTTGTAAAAATGTGTCTGTTGCTAACGATTGGCCTAATTGATCCGTACCTAGTTGAGTGGGTTATACGAGCAACCTTCTTAGGTTGGCACGTATATGGACGAACGTGGTACCTCAGACCTTGGGGAACCAATAGTGGAAGCTATATAACGTCACTATTTAACTCTTTTGTTAATTGGTGGCTACATAAACAAGCTTTCCTCGCCCTTTACCCGCAGGGACAGTTCAGAGATGTTCCCTGTTCATTCACCGGCGATGATTCAGTCGTCGGAGTTGAGGAGAAGTACGCAGCGTACGATATGACATATCTAGCGCGGTACTTTAAGGATACCTTTGGGATGACGTACACATCGTGTTTCAAAGACGATCGCAGAAGTTTAGAAATTGGTGAGATACAGTACCTGAAGAGGAGATTCGTGGACGGCGAGATTGGCATAATGGCTCCCCTTGAAGAGAGGAGCATGTATGACATGGTCGCTTGGGTAAATAAAGACCCTAACCGCGATATTATTCAATCTATATTGGATTCCCTGCTCTTAGAGGGATTTCATTACGGAGAGAAGAAATACAACCAGCTATATGTTTGGGCCTCCATACAGCAATTATTAGGAGGCAACTACAAGCTGATGAGCTACGCTGACATGCGTGTCATGCGTCGAGCTGACTACGTGTAAAACCGTGGTCCCCTCCCGGGCATGAGTATAAACTGCCTCGAGACGGTCTCCCCTTGTCTGGGAGATACGGGATGGTACCCGGCAA